GGCCGAACCCTTACCGCAGAATTGATGAAACTCTTCGTTGTAATACTTAAGAGAACCCGGTATATCGTTATTGATATGATCTACCACGTTCATCGCGTTATCATGTACAGATAACTGCCATGCAGGTTTTCTATTCATTTTGAAGTTTCGGCCTCCTTTCTTACAACCAAGCTTCTTCCCATTCGACAGTCACATCAGGCGCAACGTCAACAAATGGAGAAGAATGAATTTCTAGTTTAGACTCGCCAGGAGGTATCGTGAAATACCTTGAGCCGTTGATAAGGTCTCCTTCTGCAGATACGCCCTTCTTGGAAGATGCAGGATCTGCTATAAATGAGATCTTACCCTCATACATGTCTACAATAACTTCACTACCAACACCATACTTGTTAGGAACTAGGTCATAACGTTGAGCATGGTTTTTAAGGAAGCGAATTGACTGTAAGCATAGCGTATTAAGATATCCAACGTCAGGACGTTCATACTTAAGACGACCAAACATAACCCATACTTTAGTACATAAGAGGTGTTCTTTAGATGAGTCAGTGATTGTCTTAGGCGCTCCAGCATAGCTATATGTGAACTTAGGTCCTTCCTTAATAACATAGGCATTACCCGTACGACTGTTAAAGCCTGGGTTAGGTCGTTGTTGACCTGGCTCATTGTCATTTGAACCGAAGTAATTCTCTTCCCGTCTAGCTAAGTCTGATGCATGGATATCAGAGGTTGTAAATGTCTGCATTGTCATATCACTATCTGTCCAAGGCTTGTCAAGACTATATGCACAAATAAGTCGGTCATCTTCTGTCATAAATAGTAGAGACAAAAGACCAGTCTGACCGATCTTGGAGGCCCAGAGCTTCATTGTGAAGTCACAACGGAAGTCTTTGGCACCTTTCTGACCAGCCTTATCAGGCGATAGAGGATATTCATAAATTGTACATCCCCAATCTCGACCAACACCCTTGCCACCAGAGCCAGACCAGTGTAGTCCAGGAGCATCATACCCTTGACCACCAATACCCTTAGCCCTCCAGTTGAGCGTCATGTCATTAACCTCAGCATGACTAGCAAATGGTAAAGGTGAGACATTACGGTATTTAGCTGTAATGTTGGTTCCTTGTAACCAGCGGTTGGTATCATTTGGGGCAATACTCAATAACATATGCGATTGGTCGTATGCTCCGGTAGCTATGTTAGTACCTCTACTATCAGCCGAGCTTGTACCGATCTCCATAATACCATTTTTGTTTACAATACCAATCCAACCGTTACTTGTATTGTTCTTTACTCTAATTTTAGGGTAAGCGGGTGCACTTCCTGCATTGTTTAAAGTTATTTTGACGACTTTACCATCTTTGGTAAGTGAGCCGACGTCAGCAGAAGTAGTCTCCGCGTTAAGTACCTTTGTCAGTTCAGAATGGAGGAGTCCATCAGGAACATCGAAAGATATTGAGACTGTAACTTTGCTGTTTTGTATGTCTTCAGTAAACTTAGGTTGTCCTGTAACAACAGCCATGTAGTATTTACCGTCTTGGTCGTCGAATTGTAGTTTCTTAGGCCCATCTGGACAGTCTAGAGCCCGTGCTAGTTTAGTACGAAGCGCTAGAAAGTCTACAGGCCCTCCTGACTTGGTTCCTTCAATAGTTATAGGATATGTACCACGAGTACCAGATACCCAAGTCTTACCAAAACGGCCAGTACCGGCGGAATATGTATGATCCTGACCGGCACCAGCATTACGTTCTACTTTTGTTACAGCATCTAGAAGTTTACCGATATCAACTGCTTCAGTTCCTTCTCCAAATATTATGGAGAAATATGAATCATCTCTCATAGTTGTGGTAACACTCCATCTAACATATTTTGTCTATCTGTGAGCGTACGCTGAGCTTCTGTTATACCAGGAGCTAAGGCACGAGTCACGAGATCTTTATCCATATAAGTAACGTTAACTCTATCTTGAGCAAGGAGATTATTACCAATCTCAGTGTTTTCAGTAATGGCGTTAAGCTTCTTATCCACACTCTCAAGGTTACGAACAACATCATCAATAGAAGATTTATTATCGCGGATATTCCTTGTATTTGGATTAAGCGTGTTATAATCAACGCCAGCAGGAGATAAAGTAAGTGTGCCTGCTCCATTCCAGCGATATCCTTCAATATTACTCATATCCAATACAGGTGTAATAACCGGACGCATCTCAATATTATCATCAAGATAACCTGAAATCGTATCTATTGATTGTTGTACAAATGAGTTAACTCTATCCATATTGCTACTAATAGCATTAAGTGATTTAGTTGAACCTAAACCTGATGCAAATTCTTTTGCAATAGCCAAACCTGACTTAAATACTCCAGTCCATCCTGCACCAGAGAACACACCACGTTTAGCTGGTGACTGAGGTTGGTGATGTTTAACACGTGAGTTTACACGAGCCATAGCACCATCAATGGCAGCAAGAGCGGCAGAACTAGCTAGACCACCAGCGAATGCCAATGTGATAGCCTCACCTGATGCAGCAGCACCACCGGTACCTTTAAGTCCTCGCTTAGCAGCAGAGTTAACTTGTTTACCAGCGCCCTCTGCCTTACCTTTATTTTCACCAGATTGAACGGTGTCTGTAAAGGTCTTAACTGAGTTATTTGCCTCATCTGTCGCGCTGAATTTAAGAGACTCTTTAGTTCCTTTAGCTACTTCCTTAGCGGCAGTTTCAGCGGGGGTCTTACCCTTACCAATCTCAGCAGAATATTCACCAGTACCTTTCTGGGCACCAAGCACTGCTCCTGTAAAGTCAGTCAAAGCAGTTGTCAAAGACTTAGCTGTTTCGGCAGCCTTAGCGGATACATCGGTGTTCATAGTATCCATAGAAGCGCCAACTTGTTGATTAGCACCATCAATACTAGCAGCCGCTTTTTCACCCATACCTTCAATAGGTTTGAGATACTCATTCATATTCTCTTCAGAAACTCCTGAGAAGTCTCCTTCTGCGAATTTAGCGAGCATCTCTTGGTTGATTTCACCAGATTTAACACCGGCAAGTGCCTTAGTTACGTCAAGCTGACCTCCAAACTGAGCATTGAGTTTCTCAAAGGCTGCCGTGATAAGACCACTATCAAAACCGTTACCGTCGCCGGTAAGGCCTTGCTCAACAGCTTGTTTGAGTTGGTCACCAGATGATTTAGCTTGCTCTTTGGCAGTAAGCACACCATTAGCATACTTATACCCTGCTTCTTCAGCAATTTTATTAGCATCGACCTCAGACATACCTAGTTCAACCATTTTAGCTAAGAGCTTACCAGCTTCATTTGCAGAAATAGAACCCGATTTAAGTCCATTAATAAATTGCTCAGGTGCTTGAATACCTAATTGAGAACAGTAGATCCTTAAATATTCAAATCCATCTTTCGCATTACCAGCAAATCGCTGTGCGGCAGCCGTTTCTTCAGGGCCTAGTTTATCAAGGATATCTATAGCCTTTCTCACACCCTCTTCTGTAGCCAACGATGCATATGTTTTAGTGGCTTCTACAGAATGCCTCATTTTATCAACATAACCATCAAATGCTTTATTTATATTATCAGTCCATCCTTTAAAAAGATCTCCTATAATAGGCATTTGACTCACAAAATCAACAATATAAACAAGCAAACCGCGGAGTACTTCTACAATAACCTCATTTATAGATTCCATAACTTCAAGTACCGCAGTCATAATAATATTTTTATTATTACGAAGCCATTGAGCAATCTGTTGTATACCCCCTAATAAAGCATCGCATAACCGGAGTACCCAATCAGGTATTTTATCAATTATTCCAAAGAAGCCTTTTTCAACAATATTAATTAGAGTATCGATTATAGATTGAGCAGCTTGTTCCAAACCATGAAGAATACCTTTAATAATCTCCATACCAATTCCGCCGATTTTACCAAGGTTGTTCTGAATGCCTGTCAGTAAACCTTCAATAATACCCGCAGCGGCTCCGGCCATAAGAGTTCCAAGATCTTCGGAACCTTTAGCTGCTTCTTTAAGGAATGCAGCAAAGTTCTTACCACCTTCTGCTCCTAGACGCGCCATAGTGTTGATTAGATCGTTAATAGATGAAACCAACCGGGCACAAGAATCTACAAAGTAGCCTATACCAGCAGCAGCAACCCCAATGCCTGCCCCAATTGTTAGGAATGCAGTAGCTAAAGCGGTAACAGCACCAGCAGCACCGGCACCGCCAAATTTGGACATTAATGTGCCTATAGTAGCTAGAGCGCCAACTACCATAACTAATGCCAGTACTTGGCCTAATAAATTGTCGGTAGATATAGTGCTTAATACTTTAAGACTAAGTGTAGCAGCAGCAACCAAACCTACAGTAGCTCCAAGTTTGATGAAAGCTTCCTTGTTAAGTTTGCCAGCGAGCTTACCTAAGGTAATAAACGCACCAACAGTCGTTACCATCAATGTCGCACTACCGAGTACACTTAAGAAATTACCATCCATCTTACTTAAGACAAACATACTTCCTGCAGCTACTACGAGGCTTGCTGAGATAATAGCGAGGTTCTTAACACCTTCGTTTATACCAGCATCTCCGAGCTTACTATTACCAAGTATGGCAGCAAGACCAGCAAAGGAAGCCACCATCAAAGCAATAGACCCGATAGCGTTTGCTACACCTTCAGGGTTCTTCATATCGGACATTGTTGATGCTAATTCTGTAACCATTTTGAAGATTATAGCCAAACCACCGAACAGAACAACCGCATTCTTTGTGAATGATTGATTAGTCTTGTCTAGTTTAGAAAATTGGTTAATCATCAATGACATAACTGCAATTAAACCGCCAACCGCTAAACCACCTTTTATCAAAGCTCCTGTATCAAGTTTACCTAGTTCACCAACAGTCTCGGCCATAGTCTTCATAGACTTAGCCATAAAGGTAAATACCAAGAATGATGATAACTTAGTACCTTTTAAATCAGAAACTTTAGTAAGAAGTAAAGACATACCCAGTACAATACCAAGCATTGCAGTAATACCCTTAGTTAAGCTTCCAAGATCCATAGAACCTAGTTCTTTTACTGCAGGAACAATCTTCTTAATTGCATAGGCAATACCCACAAATGTAAGAATACTTACTGCGATCTTCTGAGTACCACGAACCGTCTTACCTTGAAGCTTGTTCATGATAGCCATTGAACCGAATATAGCCAACAACATAATACTAACTGCACCTACACCTTTAGCGAGTTGTCCAAGGTCTAACTTACCTAATATAGCAACAGAAGAAGCCAGTATTAATATAGATCCAGCGAGACCCATCATACCAATCATTGCTTGTTGCATGTTTCGGATTTTAGCAGGATTGAAGTTCTTAGTTGTCTTAGATAATGTGAGATAGAATACCTCAAATATTACAAGAACACCTACTAATCCTCCAAGCCCTGTAAGTAGTTTATCACCAGGTATAGTAGACAATAACCATAAAGATCCGGCAAGGGTAGCAATAGCTAAAGCAAAGGCCTTAATATTCTCAAATCGAGCTTTTGATTTGAAATACTTATTAATTGTACCAAACATACCGGTTAAAGAACCAAAGAATGTCTTAGGGCCCATCAGTAAATTCTTACCGAAATCTCCAAACATATCCTTGATGCCGATAACCTTCTTACGGGTATTCCATAGTAGAATAATAGCACCAACAAGCGCTGTAATACGACCAAGAGTTTCCGAATCTTGTTTACCAAGAGGCTCAAACATCGATTTAAAGATATCGCCAATAAGTTTAGCAGTATCCCCAATCGTGGTAAAGATATTTTGGGTCTTATTATGTACACGGTCAACGCTTTCACCAAGATCATTAAGTCCTTGTTCGGCTTTCTTCATACCGCTTTGACCGTAGTCGCCATCACCAACTTCATCGGCATATACTTTAGAAACTTTGAATAAATCCTTGAACGCATCCCAAACTTTCTTAAGAGCCTTACCAAGATCTTCGAATACTTTACCAATACCTTTACCAATATCAGAAACGGTTTTACCGAAATCTTTAAATGATAAGTCCGCTCCCTTGAAGTTAGATAAGAAATCAGAAGTAAATTTCTTAACAGCGTCCCAAATAGAAATTAAGTTCTTTTGAACGCCTTCAGGAAGACCATCAAAGAATTTCTTAAACCATGGTCCAAAAGTAGATTGGAACCATTCAATAACAGATCCAAAGGCCTTTTTAAAACCCTCGAAGACTCTACTCATAGATGGGCCACTAGCAGTATCACCGATACCCTTCCAGAATCCAGAGAACCAGTTACCAAAAGTCTTAAGGGTTGTCTTATAGTTAGAGAAATCGACTTTAGATTTACCCATCTCTTTCTTAATGTTGCTAAATGTTTCAGACACAATACCGGTTCCAAGTGAGAACGTCTTCATAGCTGCTTTTGTTACACCTAATTCAGCAACCCACTTACGGAGACCGTCTATGGATTTAACTATACCAGGAACAATACCTTCTGAGAAATTAGCATTCAAAGCTTTACCAGCATCACTAAATGTTTTACCGATACTTCCGAAATCAAGTTTACCGAGACCTAGTCCAGATAGCTTATTTGCAAGCCATTCAAAGGCTTTACCAACAGCATCAACAACAGGTTTAAGGAAAGATAGAGAGAATTTAATCTTATCTAGCTTATCTGCGTATTCGCTTAGTGTTGGCCATTTCTTACGAATAGTATCTCCAAATGATTTGAATGAAAACTCACTCTTTTCTAACCATTTTGAAAGATCGCCGGTTCCTTTAGCCAGATTACCAAATGGGTTCTTGAAGAACTCGCTGAAACCTTTCTTGACGTCATCAAACTTAGGTAGTTTGAACTTAATACCTGAGAATAGCCCTCCAATTTCTTTTGGAATCAAAGTATCCCAGTTAAGGTTCTTGTTAAAGTCTTTCCAGGTCGTAATTTCACCCTTAAGTACCTTATCCATATTAGCGTTAAACTGCTTCCAGAAAACTTTATGGTTAAAAGATAGAACATCGAAACTATCTTTCCAATATTTAACTGTCTTATTAAGGTTCCTACGAAGTTTATCACCAAGTCGACCTGCAGCTGAGTCCATGTTATAGGTAGCATCGTTGAAGTGAGAGAAACCAACCATAAATTTACCTAAAGCATTTCCAAATACAGGGAAACGTTTTAACGCATTACCTACCCAGAAAGCCCATTCATTAAACCCTCTACCGTTTTTACCTAGTGCATCATTTAATGCGCTAAACGGATTTGTGATCTTACTAAATAGCGCACGCATACTTTGTTTAAACTCGCCAATAGCAGGAGTTAAACGTTTAATAACTTCCCAAAACTTCTTAAGCCAGTCTATAAACTTACCAATACCTTCTGGAAGTTTATAAAATGCGGCATTCCATTTCTCAGCAAATCCTGCCAATCCGTTATGAACAGCATCCCAGAATTTCTTAATCTTATCGGATACAGATTGGAATATTTCTCCAAGTTTCTTAAAGTCGATAAATTTACTTAATATAATCTCAATAGATCGGATTACCCTAGTTACCGCATTAGCTAGCATCCCTACTATAATGATAAAATTCTTAATCATATGGTCTGGAATAAGAGTAGCTAATAACTTAAGTTTAGAGGCAACTTCAACAGAAACCCATTTAATTCCTTGGAATACAAAAATGAAAATATTCTCGAATGCTTTAAGTTCCGCACTACCAAGTTTAATCTTCTCAATAAACGTACTTACAAGGTTCACTAACTTTTCAGCCACGGTGTTAGTAGTAGAGAAACCGAATACATGGGTAAAGGCAGTGCCAATAGGTTTAAGTATGGTACCAAGTGATTGGAAACTTGTCTCAAGTAGTTCCAACATCTTCTGTCTACCGCCAAGGTCAACGAAAGCTTGTGCGAACTCAGTAGCTTTGTTACCAACGGCACCTAATGTATCGGCTGCAATATTACCCCACTTAGTCCAAAACTGAGTAACTTCTTCACTACCGGCTTGGCCAATTAAGGTTTCCCAGAAACGAGCCCAAGAACTTGTGACCTGATCGGCTACTGCCTCAGACACCTCACCAAGAGTGTGGAATTCTGAAGCCATTTTGACTAAAGTCTCATCTTCTGCAAGCGTCTTTAATGACTGAATTAGGACCTCATTCGTCAACCAACCTTGTTGCAATGAGTTACGGAAGCCTTCTGACATATCAACATCTTGACCAAGAGCTTGTGCTGTCTGAACTAAGATATCTTTAAATTTCTGAGTTGCTAGACCTGCGTTTTCAACAGAGACCCAGTTTTGAGTGTTCATTTTACCCATTTGCAAAGCCTGTTGTACACCAAATTGCAATGAACGGTTAAATCCATCAGTCGAAGCACCGGCAGAAGCGGCAAGGTTACCCCATCCTTTCAAGGCCGTATTCGCATCTTTAAGGTCGACACCAGCATTTACAAACTGAGCTAATGAGCTATGCATCTGCTTAACTGAGTATTTGGTGGTCTCTGCATAATGTTGTAGGTCATCTAGGGCATCTGTAATATTACCTAGTTCAGATCTGCCAAGAGCAGCAACCAACATATTAACAGAGTTAATCTTATCTTCAAACTGTCCGAAACCGGCCTTCATAGGAGCGATTGTATTTAGGACTGCTCTACCTAAATGCATAGTAATAGCCAAACCTGTCTGTATAGCAGAAGCTGCGATATTACCTAATGCTACAGTAGCAATAGATCCTAACATACTAAATTTTCCACCTGCTTGACCAGTATATTTTCCTATACTTGCAACAGATTCAGAAGCCTTCTTACTGCCTAAAGAGATTGGTGATATAAAATTAAGAGCGCTAGACGCAAAGTTCTTAAAACCGCCAGCAGTACTCCCCAATGCAGATCCGATCTTATCAAACACTCCAACATAAGCGTTACCTAATTTAGGCGCAGATCCCATTAAATCAGTTAATGAGTTTGAAAGAGATTTGGTGGCTTTCTCGGTATTAGCGAATGGATTCTTACCATCCGATTTTTCCAGGGCCTTATCCAAACTATCTAAAGAAGATAGTGATTCTTTAAGGCCATTCTTAAATTGCTCATTATCAATACCGAGCTTGATAAGGCGTTCTTCAATTATTTGTTTACTCAATTACTTTTTCCACCTCCCTCAGTATCTCTTTTGAAATAGAATCTACAATAGGAGAAACGAAATCATTAGCAGGAACGTATCCACCAGTACCGGTACCGTGTCCATGGACAATTAGTACAACAAGTGGTGTTCCGTCTGAAATCTTTACAGAATTAGAATAATACAGCGTTGTACCATTACGAGTCTTTTCGACTTCCATATCCCATGATGAAGCAGTTTTACCTGAGCGTTTAGGTGTTGCTGAAATCAACCTACTAAGACCAGTACGACCTCTTGAGATAAGAGCGTTATGAACAGAATCCATAGACTCACCTTTTTTCAAAGCTTGTTTTAAGCCTTCTTTGCGTTTAATTGATGTTACCTTTATCCGCATTTAAACGAGCCTCCTTCATCTTTCTAATTTGTTCTTGTCGCATAGCATTGATACGCTCATACTCATTCAGGGTCTCAGTCGTAGTCTTCTTCTTCTTAGGTGAATTGAATTCGCTAATAACACCTAGTAAAGTAAGAAGTCTATGAAGATTCCAGTTCTCACATTCAAATGGTATACGGGCATTTGCCATATAAGCATATATAACTTCTGAAGTCATAACCATACCGTTATTTGTAGAATCGTCCTTCTGCTTTATTGTCGTAGCAGTTGGTTTATCATCAAGATATGCTGCAATCTGAATTACTAAGTCAGGCGTTAAATCAGAATACGAAATATCCTCTTGACACATTAGAATAAAATAGTCAAAAAGCTCGGCAGTGGTCTTTTCCTCTCGAGTTAAAAAAGGCTTGCGATATAACGACTCCCATTCAGCCAATACCTTCAAAGTATGTTCAAAGTGCAATATTCTACCAGGTACCTTTATAAACTGATTCGTCTCTTCATTATAAAACTCCCGCTCAGGAGTATCTATAATTAACATAAAATACCTCCATACGAGATAAAAATAAAAAAGGGGTGTATTTTTCACCCCCAATTTTGTATTATTTCTTGAGTTTAGAAACCTTATCAGGAACAGATCCTTGGTTAGGGTCTCCTACTAAAGCATTGAAGAATTTCTTAGTATTGTCGCCATCTTCGATTACATCTGCAACCATCTCAACGAACAATTCAGAATAAGCTTCTGAGTTAACAAAGTCTTCTTGTGCTTTCTTGTCTTTACGGAATGTACGTCCGTCTTCTGAACGTTCACCATAAGCCAATTTAAGAATAGACTCTAAGAAATCGAAGATCTCATCGACATCTTCACGAGCCATCATCTCTTTAATGTATTCGTCCCAATCTTTTTTAGCACGACCAATAATACGAACCACTTCATCTTTACGTAAGTGGAACCATAGTTCTTCTTTTACTTCTTTTCCGTCTAATAGATTATTATAAGTTACTGTTCTTGAAATCATTTCTATACTCCTTTAATGTAGATTTTTATTTCATTTTGAAATTTCTAGCACCGACATGACCTTAGTCGTCCAACACCCTATCCCGCACTATTAATTTCTAATTACCCAGCAGTAAGACCGAGGATTGTAAATACTTCTTCTGGTTTTGGAAGAGTTGGTTCTGAATCAGAAGCGCCATAAAGTTTCTTCTCAAGTTCAGCCAATTTATCTTTATCAACCAAAGTACTATTTACTTCGATATGCGCTGTTGGTTTCATGTTTGCTACAGCAGTTGGTACTGTATCGAAGTCCCAAGAGAACTCAAGCGCATCTGGACTTTCGTTAACAGTTTGGTATTCTTTACTTGATACACCAGCAGAAGCTGAGTAAACAAGGTGAAGGATATAACCGTGATCCAAACCTTCAGTATCATTACCGATACGAGTACGATAAGAAAGACCAAAGTCAGAACGAGCTTGACCAGAAATAGTAACTCCAGCAAGTTCTTTCTTTTGTCCGCCTGTAGACATAGGACTACGTTTACCTTGACATTTGTTCCACTCTTGTGGGTATGTAAAGGCAGAAATCTGACCTTTGAAACGTTCTTCTGAACGAAGGTTCAAGTATTTCTTGTTGTTTGCATATTTCGCAGTTGACTCAGCGCCTTCTGGTGATTCAGATACTTTTGTCAGACCATCCCAAGCAACACCGTTTTCATAAGAACCGTCGCTCTTCTTAAGGTATAGAACACCATTATCGACACCGAATTCGTAAAGTCGTTTAGTATCCTCATCCCATTTAAGTTGTGTCATTAGATATTTCCTCCAATATGATATTAAGCTTCAGAAAATTCGCCAAACGCATTAATACGTTCACCGTTTTCAACATTACCACAAGCAACATAACGTCGCTCGCCACTAGTTGCACCAATGTAAGACAACCAGCGATAACCGTCAGCATCCATCCAAGAATCATAAATGAATGTTTGCTCAGGTGTGTATAGGTCTACAATTTCCGCAGTAATATGCGGAGCTTTACGAACATTAAGACCAGCAACTTTAACTGTAAATCTACCAACCTCATCGTTAACTACCACTTGATCAGCTGGAGTTTCTGGTTGAGGAGGAATCACAGGTTCTGGTTGAGGTTCATTAGAATAAGGAGGGTAGAACCAGCCAACAATACCGGTAAAGTCACGAGTATTGTATCTAGCAGGAGCGCCGTTATATAGAGCATCCCAATTACCATCAATATTCTGTTCGATAGTAGACATAGTATAACCATCAGAATCTTCAATAACAAGACCTGTATGACCATACCCATGTTCAGCAACCGCCATTACAAAAATAGCACCAGCACGAGGGTTTACACCAACCGCATCATATACTACTTCATAACCAAGAGCAGCAGCCGAATCTAAAAGATCAATAGCATTACCCCATAAAATCTTACCAAAATAAATTTGGGAGATACTATTAGGTAGGTCAACACATTGTGTACCATATGCGCCATCGGCATCAGTACCAATACCTTGATCCGCTAAAGACCTAGCATAATTAATAACTTCTTGAACTGTAGCCAAGAGATCCTTCCTTTCTATTCGTAGACGACAAAAACCTTATGATATAAACCATTAACTTTATATTCCGTACGAAAAGATGAATACTTAAAAGTAGTTGACATTTTTATAAAAATGTCATCAGCTTCTTCTCTAGACATATATACCAGCTTATAACCCATACTAGAAAAATATGGATTATTATTAGCCTTCTTAACCTCAAAGTCTTCTCTTGTTACAACACAAGCGGGAAACTTTAATTGTATATTATCTGGAGGAGTAAAATAAACATTCGGAGTTATCTTGTCCTTGATTTTTTCAAGAACTACCTTTCTATCTTTCATACAGACACCTAAACCTTATCTTTAATAAATAATAACAAGTCGATGTACTGCTCACCATTCCAAATTTGGATAATACCATCTTTAAGGAAGAGACTTCCTTTAACACGTTCATCCGTCTCGGATTCAACCATTGCGACTTTCAAATGATCAAAAGCGTCAACTTTTAATTCATTTTGAGATTTTTCATTTGATTTAATAATGAGTTCATCTAATTCAGACTTGATATCAGACATCTCAATGTCAGCAATAGTTAAAGCGACTCTAGGAGGATATGGTCTAATAGAATCAACTTTATAAAAAGTACCCATATATAGTATATGACTTATTCTATTGACTCGATCGCTAGCATCATTAGGTAATAGTGCGTCGAACTTGAGTTTAGATTTTGTATTCTGGTTTATTGAGCTTTGATCTTCTTCGAAAAAAGACTTAGAGGTTATTCTAGCCAGTAATAAAGGAGATACCGTATATTTATAACGGTAATCCCCAATACTAACTTCCTCTGGCTCTTTAGAACGGAAGATAAGTCGAATTCCAGCTTTTGTCATTGTGTTACCTTCCTATCTATCAGCTAAGACTATTCTGCTTTCTTAGGTTTCTTTGGTTTTGGAGCCGTTTCAATTGTTCCGAGTTTCTTCTCATCTTCAGTCATATCAGCGTTATTTACAGCAGCATCATAATCTACGGCTTTAGCACCGATACCTTTGATTTCAGTTGAGTCTGTTTGTACAGTCCATGTTGGTTTAGTCTTAAGACCAGTTGAATCGAAGTTCACAGCAGTTTCCTCTACAGCAGCTTTATCAGTTACAGTAACAACGATGAATGATTTAGGTGTTACGATCGCACCAGATAGACGAGCATGCATCAAGTATTTATGTTGCATAAAGTCAATATCGAAGCTGTCAAATGTAGCAATTTCACCATTCTTAGACATACCGAATTGATAGTCAGCCAAGTTACCGATAATGAATGTTCCTTGAGGAAGTGCACGGTATTCAACTACTTCATCACACATAAAGTATGCAGCGATGTTAGCATTACCTGGTACTTGGTTGTTATCCATAGATGGAGCGTACAAGTAACGACCATTCTTATCTTTCAATGTCTTCAACTTAGCCAAGTCAAATGGGTTGATGTAAAGAGATGGTTTACCTGAACCTTGGTAAGCAGGGAATGCTTTAGAGATAACTTCATCAACAGCAGTTTCAAATGACGCAGCCGTTACTTTAATAGTAAACAATGGATGGTCTTTGATGATTGGGCGAATATGAAGTTCGCTAATCTTTTCAGGGTTACGTTTACCTGTAGAAAGAGTCAAGTCGCGTCCATCAGACAAGAATGCTGCTTTAACGATTTCTTCTTTGAATTTAGCTGTTTGAACTTGTTGGATAAAGTTAACTGCGGCAAATCCACCATCTTGAAGGTCAATCAGGTCATCATGGTCAATTGTTTCACGACGATGAACTGAACCTGGAGTAGTTTCACGGAAGTAAACTTCTTCAATAGAATCAAGAGTTTGGTTACCTTTAATATATCCGCGAGCACGAGCCTCATCTTCAGTAAGATTGGCAAACAAATTCTTAACACGTGGAAGTGGAGATTTACCGAATTGTCCCATGATCTTGTCAATATTAAGACCTGATGGGTTATATACAGTAAGACCTCCAGATTGTGCAGGTTGAGGGAACAATGTTTCCATACCTACCAAACCGTGTTGGATTGAATCTTCATTAAGTACACCATTTGCACGAAGTACACCAGCAAATGATGAAGCGTTACCTGAAATTGCGCTATGTAGCAATGTATCCATATCTTCAGCAGTAACGCTAGGATTTGTACCTTGGAATTGGTTATGTTTCAAAACTTCTTCTCCTTCAAAAATTGAGTGTGCAACAGAGTCGCCGCCTTCAGAATCAGATCCTTCTACATCAGAGTCAGATTCATCTTCATCCTCATCATAGTCGTAATCATAATCATCATCTTCGTCTTCATCAGAG